GTTAGTTGCCTCAATATCATATTCATTAATAGACTCTGCATCAGAGAAACGAATAAACATATCATCTTGTGTACTAGGATCGCCAATAGTTGTTTCAGTTCCAAAATGAATTAGATGTCTTGTTGTTGGTGAAATTAAAGTTTGTCTTGTTGCAGTAGGGTTTCCAACTCCTGTTGCAATAGCTGTTTCAAATCCTGATGTTGTTGTAGATGCTCTTGTTGTTGCACCTATAGTTGTAGATAAAGTAGCTGTAGCAGAATTAAAAGTAAAAGTTTTTCCGTTAAAAACAGTTGCAACTAATACCTGACCAAAATTATTTAAAGACCATAACCCAGGTTCTAAAGTAACAGTTGATGCCTCTACTGCATCACCCCAACCTGTAAAATCAGTAGCATTAGTAACTACCGCAGAGTTATTGTGAGCTGCTTCTGTTGTACCTAAGGCTCCTCTTGTTGCGCCTGTAAAAGTATTTGTGCCTTTACCTGTGTAGGTAATTAATTCTGTGCCTATGGCTAGTGTTCCTACTGTTGGAAAACCTGTATTAGAAGTAACGGGAATTATATTTACACTATCATTTATTCCTGAAGATAAAGTATTAGTTAATGCACCTGCAACAGTTCCACCGTATTGACCAATACCAAAACCATAACCATAGGATTGTGCGGGAGGACCTACTCTTTCATAAGGTTGAACAGTTAATGATCCACCAGTTGATATTACTGCAGTTGCTTGATTTGAAGAATTAATTGTAAATGTTGTAGGACTTGGAACTGATAAAACTTGAAATAATTGATCTTCAAATTGTGTAGCATTTAACCCAGTTCCGCTAGGTAGTGTTACAGAATCTAATTGAACTATATCTCCTTCTAATAAACTATGATCTGACGTAGTTGTAATAGTACAAAGTTTTGTAGAGGTGCTGTTTGTAGCTATTGTAGATGAGGTAAAAGTAGTTTGGACACCAGCATTATTACTTCTGTAAGGTGTTATATCAAATAATTGTCCTTCAAAATATATAAGTAAAAATTTGTCAGTTCCTATTGCTGTGTATCTGTTTCCTTCTAAATCTACAAATGAATGTAGTTTTCTAGCAACACCAACAATACTTTGATTAAGTAAAGATTGCCAACCACCTATTTTTTCCGGAAGACCATATCTAAATCTTACGTTATCTGAATCTACCCAACGACCTGTAGCACCAACACTGGTGTCCTGCTTGTCAATTCCTGGAGCAAATTTAATTTCAGTAAGCATTTATTACCCCTACGCTGTATTGGTTTTATATGCCCAACCTCTTGTTGAATCTATATAGACTAAAGTTATTGCTTGACCATTAGTAGATAATGCTAAATTATTTGTACCTGAGTTAATAGGTTGACCATTTCTTTCAATTGTAAGATTATTAGATGCAAAAGTTCCTCGTGCATCTATAAAAACTACTTCATCACCAACTGCAGGTGAAGCAGGTAAAGTAATAGTAACAGTTGTTTGAGTTGTATCTACTAAAAGTTGATCTCCTGCAACTGCCGTAAAAGCTGTTATTGCAGATGAAGTTATAGTAAAATATGATTTTTCAATAATTGCTTTAGATGTATTAGTTCCATCTGATTTAAGTAACATAACTGCTTTATTTGGAATAGCAACGGGAGTTGATGAACTTGCAGTTTTTACACTTAAAGTATATTTGTTTGCTGTAGTTCTATCAGTTGCATCTTCTATAATAAAAACTCTTTCAGAACCACTAGGCATAATTAAAGTTTGATTACGAGCTAGTGTTCCTGTTAATTTAAAATATAAATTTTTACCATTTGATACTGCACCATCTGTTAAAGGTACTGTAATATCTGAATTACCTGTCATTGCTAAAGATAAAAAACCAGAAGCTGCTTGTTGTAAGATTTGTAAATTAGTATTAGTAATTGATCCCCATAGACCAGCTTTTTCACCAGTTGTAATTAATTCTAATTTTAAATCGTTTGAAAAAGTTGATGCCATATTAGTAAGGTTCTATCTCCGTCCAAGTCATGTTTACACCTGGAATAATATCATTCCAAGTAATAACACCAGGTTCTCCTGTGTTTAATGTTAATGCTGCTCCAGTTGGAGAAACATTTGCTGTTCCTGTCACTGTAACACTTCCTACAGATAAGGTCAACGCATTTCCAGAAGGTACTGGCGCAACGTCTATTTGGATAACAGGTGTGCCTGTTCCTAAAGTTACTTGTGAACCTGAAACTGTGTGGTTAGAATCTGCTGTAATTGTTATAGTTCCTGTACCTAAAGTTAATCTATTTGGATTTGGAATCTCTACAACTGTTTGAGATGAAACATCTACTTCACCAATACTAATGGCTAATGCATTACCTGTAACTTGTATACTTACATTGTTATCATCATCGACCGTCGAGAACGGTCGTTCAGCAAATGAGGCAAATCCAAGAAGCATTTATTATGCTCCTATACCGGGTTTTGATTATTAGGTGTAGCTAAAAATGTTTCATAATCAGATTTTACTTTATCTGTCCAAACTGCATTACATACTGCTTGAACTTCTGAATTTTCAGCTGATATGTTTACGTTTGGATGTAAAACATGTCTATGATAACTTCTTGATAATTCAGTTCCATCTTCCATAACTACAGTATCTGTTCTTACTTCAACTGATTTATGTGGTGCTACAACTTCTATTTTACCAATTTGTATTTCTTTAGTTATTGCCATTGTTTTCTCCTTTTCTTATTGATTTGTTATAAAAGTCATCATTCCAGACCATGAACTATTATTAGATATATCACTCCAAGTAATTTCTCCACCACCAGCAGCATTAACATATCTAAGAGTTTGATGATTTTGAAAAGTACCATAAGTACAAGTTGGTTGATCTACACCACCATTATACATATATAATGACCCATAAACTGAAGCAGTTAATAAAGTGGTACTACTAAAAGGATATCCTGAAAGTCTTACAGCACCACTACCATTACTACCTTTATTACTTAAACCTACATTAAAGTTAATAGTAACATTTCTACCAACTTTAGTATACCAACCTTTATTATAATAACTATATTGAACACCACTTAAAGAACCACCAGATGTTGTCATTACAGGTGTCCATGTTCCTTCTTCGTAATCGTCTAAAAGATTTCCTGCTGCGGCAGATGTTGTTCCTAAATAAATTCCATGATCTGTTGCTGCTGGTAAAAAATTACCAGAGCTATCTAATGACCATTGAGCAGCTCCATTTGTTGTTAATTCTAAAGCATTAGTGCTATGATTATATGATACTTTACCAACATCATTATCTTGACCATCTCCAAAATAAACATTACCAGTAGTGTTATTAAAAGTTAAAATGCTCATTCCAGCAGAACCATTATCTTCTAATACTAATTCGTTTGCATCAGCACTAGCTGTAGCACCACTATCTCCATCTGATACACTTAATAATCCTCCAGTATCATTGGTATTTTTAACTTGTACTAACTCTGCATCAGTAATAGTCAGAGCTGTTGCGTCAGCATTTGATACTATCCCAGCTACTCCAGCAGCAGCAAAAGTTGGAGGAGCTCCTGCTCCTGCACTTGTTAAAACTTGTCCTGAATTTCCTGTTGCAACTGCTACAGGGTTACCACTTGCATCATATGAAATTATATTACCATCTGTTCCTGGAGCCATCTTAGCTAGTGTGATTGCATCGTCCGGAACAGATCCATTTGCAAAACTTAAAACACCTGATCCGTTTGTTGTTACAACTTGTCCTGAACTTCCATCTGCTGTGGGTAATGTTAAAAAGACACCTGTGTTAACAACGGGTGATGTAGCAAAAGTATGGTTACCCATATTAGCATGTTGTGAACATTGGTAGTATAAAATATTTGGTGTTTGGCT